ATAATAAGATCAGGCATTGAAAAGATGGGTGAAGAGGGTCTTTCAGAAAAAGCAAAGGGTGTCGGTATAGCTGCTCTTGGCACTATGGGGATGATACCTATAGCAGGTAAGCCTGCTCGTGCAGCAGCCAAAGTATTTAGCAAGATAGACACCCCTGTATTTCACTACACCACTAAACCCGGTTTTACTAAATTTGATAAATCCCAACTTGCTTTCTATGATTTTGGTCCTCATGTAGGGTCTACTCCAAGAGCAGCAGAAGACAGGTTTATCAGTCAAGTAGGTGGGGTGCGCTCACAAGACGGTGAAATAGTTTTAAAAGACTCTCCGTTTGTGGAGGGTGATAAACAAGTGAAAGGTGGTTCCGTGCCATTACAAGCTGATTTAAGTAAACCTTTTCTAAATCCTAAAACTAATAAACCTTTTACTGAAGAGGAGCTAATTGATTTCAAAGCCGAAGAAATAGACAAGATGTTTAAAGCTAAAGGTTACAAAGACACCTTTACACGGGATGATTTATTATTACAGACCTTAGAAATGAGCTCAGATGACGTAAGAAAAGATTTTTTTCCTGAAATAAATGATACTGACGATATAAGAGAATTAATAAATAAAATATCACAAAATTTAGCTGAAGAGGGTTTTACTCATGTGCCCTACGTTAATAAATTTGAAGATGTAGGGGCGCTATCGTTTGAAATGCTTGTAGACAGACCAAAAGGCAGCACTAAGGTTTTGCAAAGCCCTTTTGCCAAGAAGGATCCGGCAGCTGCTGATGATCCAGACATTATGAAAGAAGAAGGTGGCGTCGTTAGTATGAAAGACAAAGCAGTCAACATAAACCGCGGCCCACGGGGCATAGAGCCTTTTGTACAATATTTTGAGAATGGTGGCATAGTGCAGTCAGTAAAGGACTACATAGGTAGTTTTTTTGAAGAAGAGCCTATTGTGCCGGAAAGAAACGTATTTGAGGAGCAGCGTATAGTTGCTGAAAACAGTCCTTACCCAAAAGACATGCCAATAATTCAAACAGAAAAAGAAGCTCTCTCGGATCTTGCGGACAGAGAGATGGA